ATTGCTAAAGTGATTAATCGTTGAAAGGTAGGGATAAAAGATGAAATTTAAAATCGATTCTACAATTAAACGAATATATGATATTGAATACGTTAGGTTTGATTGTGCTAGTCAATTTGGGGCGGTATTCACTGTCAAGTGTAATGATAGACAAGTTTATTTTGAAATTGAATATGTTAGGTTGTTTAATGAATTTAATGATAATACATATCAAGGCATGAAAGAATTTAGCGATTTTAATTTATTAAACGTTGTTGAATATTTAATTGAACGAAAAAATAAATACATCCTTGACAAAATTGTTTTAGCACTCAATGATAATGAGTGCGAGGTCTTAAAACTAGAAGCGTATGCAGATTGAAAAGATATGTTTATTCTATTGCTTTTAATTGAACCTATATTATACTTGACTTATCCTATTTACTTTATAGGATTAATTATTCTGTTATGCCGTGCATTGAAATAAGTCACGGCTAACTTTTTTTTAAAAACGAAAAAACGCAACAGAAATTTCAGAGGTCACGATACAGGGGCACCCCCCCATGCAAACTCCACTATTTTTCACTATAACCATGGTTTATTATATATTTTACAACGGTCAATAAAAGAGGATATAATGTATAAAAAAAGGAGTGATTAAATGGTTGCAAAGATGGTACGAGGTAGTGGAAAGGGATTAAGGTTTCCTGATGTAAGCTATCAATCTCCAGTATGTAGCAAAAAGAATGAAGCTAAGATTCTAAAAGAGTTCCTGAATAATGGTTATAACATGACTCAAGCGGTATCTGTTGTATTCCCTCATTATAAAAGAAATTCATGTGGTCAGTTAGCATGTACTATTTATAAGAAGTATAGAGAAGAAATCAATCAAATCAAGGAAGAGAATGATGAATTAGAGGATGCCATGTTAGAGAAACAGGTATTATCGTTGCAGAAACGCAGAAAATGGCTTAGTGACGTCATACAGAACGATGAAGTTGATATGAGCGACAGAATCAACAGTATGAAGGTACTGAACAAGATTGATGGAATCGGTACTCAATCAAGCGTAACGAACATTACAAATAATACAGTCAATCTAAGTCTTGATGAACGTAAAAAGACCGTTGCAAATGAAATGAAGAAGATGATTGAGAAAGACCACGATGTCATAGAAGCGGAGTACGAGGAAAATGGAGAATAGCCCGCAGGACAAGGTACGTGAGCTATTAAACAAGGCAACCCCTAAGAAAGAATTAAAGAAGTGGTATAGAGGGTATATCCCCATGCACTATAAGAGACTGTCCTGTTCTATGACTGAAGCTATAGAGCTTGCAGAGAAAGGTGCGGTAGAGGGATACGCATGTTATGGAGACCTTTTGTACTTTACTCAATCGCTAATATTGGGAGCAGGGCTTGATTCACGTTTCAAGACATTGGTAATCGTCACCACATCTCAGTATGGAAAATCATATACTTTGGCAGATTTAGCTATTTCCAGAGCCTGTATCGGCAAGGAAGTACGTGTTGCAGGCGGTACGAACCAGACAACAGAGATTATCATGAAGAACGTTACTAATAAGCTTGCCAATGCCCATGATGATATAAAGAGAAAGATTCTTGACTATGGGGATAGACTGGAGAAGTTAAATTCTACAGTCACAAAGCAAAGACTGTCCTTTCAAGGAGGTGGACTTGTAGAAGCGGTATCATTTGGTGCAAGCTCCACAGATGCAAAGACAAGCAATAATGCCATTGGTCGTGGTGGTGACTATCTGATTGACGAAGCGGATATGTTGAAAGCAGATACCCTTGCAGAAGCAGGACGGCGCGAATTTTCATCTGTAGATGGTGAGAAAGACCTTATGGTAATGATTAGTAACCCACATAGAGGTGGATTCTTCTATGATAGATTGACTGAAGATGAACCACCTGAAGATACTCTTATCATATGGATGGATTGCAGAACGGCATACGAAGAAGGTCGTATACGGACGAAGAAGCAGGTATTGGAGTCTGATTTTTTCAAGAATGATTCCACATGCCAGAGATACCTTTTATGCGAGCTAGAGACAAATTCAAATGGTTCGATGTTTCCATCCATGCAGATTGCAAACGTTGGTTCTGGCAACGATTTGAGCGGTTATACTTGGTGTATAGGCATTGACTCCGCATATAAAGGAAAAGATGGTCTTGTATTGACCTTATCTGGATTCAACGAGCTTGGACAGATACTTGTTGCAGACCAGATTAACCTTAAAAAAGGAAAATGGATAGACGGGGTCACATCTGGACTTATCATAAATGATGTTCTATATATCATAAAGCAGTTCAACGTAAAATTTGTTTGCGTTGATATTGGTTGGGGTGTATGGCTATCTGAAGGATTGGCAAAATATTCTGAAAAGTATGGATTCAAGATTCTTGGAATCAACTTTGGTAGCGGTACGACAAAAGAAAGAAGAAAGATGAGTCATTTCTCCGCAAAATACGGTTCCAATATGCGTTCTGAATTGCATTTTGATATGAAGGAATTGATGGAATCAAAGAAGATATGGTTCAACAGACCAGTTGCAGAGACATTAGCACCAGAAATGAGAGCTTGCTATGCGATACAAAAGGGTGGAAAATACAGTATCGTATCGAAAGCAGAGATAAAAAACAGGATAGGAAAATCACCTGATGAGCTAGATTCATGCCTTTTATCTGTTCATTCAATTTTATTGTATAATATGAATATAGGTATAGATGTTCCTATCTATAGTTGAGGCGTATTTGAAAGGGGAAATCTTATTTGAATAAGCGTCAACGAAAGAAGAACATTAAAAAAAGCGTCAATATGCGAGCGAAACCAAACCATAACCCGTATAAGCCTAAGCAGATTAGTCCTAACTTTACGGATATGGAAATCATTGATGCAATGAAACAGTGCAACACTTGCAATGACGGTATGCCTATCATGAGTGCATATGATAATGACAAGACGGATATCGACTGGTTGATTGCAAACCTTCCCGCATTGCCATATGTAGAACGTCAGTTCATCAATAACCTGTTCTCCAACGGTCTTACCACAGGAAACGATAAGACAGATGAGAGACTGAATGACTTCATGTTTTCGACCAACGCAAAGGGAATCACAAACTATACCACTTTGCAACAGGCAATTATCCATATGAAAGAATATGGAAAATGCGGTCTAAGATGGTTGCCAGACAATGAAGGATGGGTTCTTGTCCCACACGACAGATATATATCTGTAATGGACGGAGATATTGATAAAAAAGGATATGAAAAGGTCGTATGCTATGCAGTATCAACGGATGAGAACGTAAAGATAAGTTTCAAGAACGAAGTAAAGATTGACGAAGCAGAATTTATAAAGAATGGCGTATTAAGGTCAGTTGACGATGAAATCACGCTTATCATGCCTGAAGACTTTATAAATTTGCGTAACAATCCTACAACGGAAAATGGAGAATCAGTCCTTGAACGTGATAAACAACGTCTGGAGCTATTAGCAAGCGTTTATGTACGTTTGAATTACGATATTGAGTATGATGGTCCAGGTCGTATCATTTTCTGGATGAAAGACGACATTTACGGCGGTGGTGCTCTTGATTTATCGGCAGGTCAGATTCTTGATGGTTCTGTAGAAGCCAATAAGACAAGAAAAGAAAAGGCTAAAGCAGAAATCGCAGAGATTGCCAATGAGATTAAACATTCTGATTCTGATAATGTAATCGTTGGTTCTTCTTTGTTCAAGGACAAGATTGACCATTTGCCACGTGTAACGAAAGCGACAGAATTTTTCGATTGGATTGAAAAAGAAGGAGTCATCCTAGCACAGGACTTTGGAATCACGCCGTCATTGATTGCTCTAGGTGATGAATCTGGTAACGTATCAATGGAAAAAATCATTGATAACGCCATGATGAACACAATCGTTCCAGAACGTGAGAAAATTGCCACACAGTTCAGTCATTCACTTTCCACACATTTAGGTGTAAAAAAAGTATATTTTGATAAGTATGAGTTAAAGCAACAGACCGATACGGCAACAGAACGATTCAAGGATACAGAGTCTGTTTCGTTACTGATGAGTATTGTTGATAAAGATGGAAATGTAGACCCTAAAGCAAAAGAAACGGCTTATATGATTATGGAAGTCATCCAGAAGAAGATTGGAAACTTTGCAAAGACTTCAAGTGTTGATAAACGTGTAGAAACTTCAGATGAAAGATACTACACAGAGGAAAATTACGGAAAAGAATGACACTTTTTCTAAATAATGTACTGAAAATAGGATATAATCATATTAAAATAGGTACTTTATGTACGAAAGAGAGGTTAAAATGGAAGATATTTTTCAAAAATTAGCAACTGAAGGTAAAGAAATCAAGCCAGTAGCAACGATTGACGGAGAACCAGTATATACGATTCATGATGCACAGAAACTCAATCAACTGGAGCTTACGAAAGAAAAAATCGTAGGAAAACAAATCAGTCTTGAAGAAAGACCTATCGCAGACGATGGAATCCATTATTTGCGGTCAAAAGCACACAATAAAGCTATCAATGTAGATAATTATTGTGAAAATGCGTATCGTGTAGTTAAAAATAAGACAAGATACAATGTTGAAGTAGTAACAGATTATCGTGCGATTAAGGAAAAAGAAAGAAATGGAACCATTTGGTGCCATACATTGAATACATATATCATTGGTATGGCAAATGGAGACCTTAAATTAGTAGGTCGTGGCGTAGTTACTGATAAAGAATTTATTGATGAATTCAATCATAAGCTAAGCAACGAAGATATGAAAAAGGTTAAGAACCTTATCGCAGAAAGCGGAGAATCTGAAAAGCCTGAAGGCGATTCATTAGAAGAATTGTTGAATAGATAGATTTAGGATAGACCAGAGGCAATGAAAATGGCTAAAACGTTTTTTTAACGTTTTGGATATATAACATAGTCTAAGGTCTATCCTTTTTCTATGTACAAGGAAAGGAGTCAAAAAAGAATGTCTAAAAAAAGAAGTTTTTCAATCACAGTTACCATGCGTACAGGATATGGAGACCCAATGACCTTTACGGGAGTAGAAGCGGAAGATATCTTGAGTGCATATACGCACCAATATGACGCAGGATGCACGAATTTTATCATGCACACGGTAACAAAAGGAAGCGATTCGACTGTAACAGAATGTTATTTTGACGTTCGCAACGTTGCTAAGATTTGTCGAACACAAATCCAAGAAAGTGAATCTGAAGACGGAAAATGCAAAGATATCACAGTCGGAGCATAAGGGGGAATTTAATGTTTGAAGATAAATCGGGAGTAAAATGGTTCAAGACAGAGGAAGAACGTAGAGCATATATCAAAAATAAAGATGTAGAAGCAGATATCAAATCAATCCAAGAGCAAAAAGAAGAAAAGAAAAATGGAAAAAAATCATCCAAGTAGAACTTTTCATCTGATTGATGGAATCTCAAGCAACCAAACATTGCATTGGATTGACGATTCAAAAGGATATAGGCTTTATAAAAATTTTACGTTCAAAGTAGGTCACGACTATTCATATGACCAGTTTACGGAAAGTGAACTGAATCAGTTAAGAAATTATGAATACAGAAAATACTATGATTCTGGTATTGAATCTTTATGTAAGATGCTAAACGTACCATACAAGACAGAAAGGTGTAAGGCTTGTGGCGGTTCTGTAAGATATATCATCTTCAATCCGCTAGAGTTTGTAGAATAGATATGAAACCTACAATCATAGAACTAATCAATAGAGATAGAAATACAAGAAAAAAGAAAAAAGAAGATGCAGATAAGATAATCACATTGTCTACAAGTCTTGAAGAAGGTTCTGTCTCTAATATGAAGTCTGTAAGGTTGCTTGATGAAGGCACCTTTATGAACGCAGACGGAACTATTGATTTTATCGTCAAGAAAGGAACTCTAAAGAACTTTTATGAAAACCTCAATGACGATTATGTCGGTTATATAAACTTTGCACATATGAATGTGAATAGCAGTCCTTTATATCTCGGTACGTGGTCAAAAAAGGACTTGAATCTTATAGAAAAAGAAGATGGAAGATATGCCCTTAACGTGAATCCTCACTTTTGGGCAGAATTATCCATCGTAAAAGACTTGTTAGCGATGCAGGACAGAGGGATTCAACTATCAATCAGTGCAGAAATGTATGCTTCTCTAGATGAAGAATCTTCAAAAACAGTATCAGAACAAATGAATCAGTATGTATCTGTATATGATGAATTATTCATCAAAGGATTTTCTGTAGTTGGAAACCCTAGAAATCCAGAATCAACAATCACGCTTAACAAAGGAGATGAAGATATGACAATTAAGGAATTGTTAAATAAATTATCGCAAGATAATAACGAAGAACAATTGTCTGAAGATAACGTTGAAGAAACAACTGAAGAACCCGTAGAAGAAACAGTTGAAGAAGAAACGGAAGAACAAGTTGAAGAAACAACGGAAGACGAAACTGAAGAAGTACAAGCTAACGAAGAAGATGAAATCGAAGCTAGCGAAGATGAATCCAGTGATTCAGACGATGTAAAAAAGATTGATGCGTTATTTTCTCAATTAAAACGAAGCAATGATGAGAAAGATGCAAGAATCAAAGAACTTGAAGCACAGTTATCAGAAACAAAGAAAGAAAATAAGAAGTTAAACGCACGTATTGATACCAATTTCAAGCGTTTGGAACAATTGGTAAATAACAGTGCTAAAGAAAAAAAAGAGCCCAAAAAAGACAGTGTATGGGGCTAATAGAGGGGGATAAAATTGTATGACAATTGAAATTTCAAATTATGAATTAAATGCCAACTCTACTGATTTTGCTAAAACATACATGAAGATGAGCAATATCGGTGAAATTGGTATTTCGACAGATTATTCGGATAATCAACCTGCTACCGATTTTCAAAATCGTTTCCCATTGGTTGATTGGTTGATGCGTACTCCAGTTTCGGCACAAGCACAGGCACGGTTCAACAGTGGTTCATTATCAATCACAAAAGATAGTAAAGGTGTATTCCAGGTATTGTTGCCTTGGACATATGGAACGACATTACCTGAAGATACAACAGGAGATTGTTGTTGGGTTCCATTGAATCTTACAAAATGCGGTCAACAAGTACCAATTTCGTTATTGTGTTTGAAAGACTGCTATCAAATTTTGGAAAACTTTATCTATGGGAAGAAACGTTTCCAACAAAATGATATGATTAACTACTTCCAACGTGAAGGAGAAACCGTAAATGATGCTCGTAGACGTATGGCAAAGGAATCAATGGCATGGTTTACTGCTCATAACATGATTTTAGGTACAAGCGATACGGCAACTACAGTTTTGAAAAAATTCCATGGATTATTGGAAGTAATGGAAGGTTCAGACGTTATCAAACTTACTGGAACTAACATTTTAAGCGTATTTGATACGATTGGTTGTCGTTTAGCAACATTAGGCGGAAGCGGTTATGTATTTGCTTGCCACCCATTGGTTTATGAATCAGTAAAAAGTGCGGTACAACCAAACCAGAATGGTATGTTACCTAGTGGATGGACAAAAGATGCAAATGGCGATGTATATTACAATGGTTATCCATTTATTGCAGACAAGATGGTTCCAGTAGATGTAACCGCAGGAAAAGGTGAAATCTGGATGTTATCGTCTCAAGTTACAGGTGCTTTGATGGGAACAACATTGAGGCCAGAAGATGAATATACAAGAGATGCTTTCGCACCTACAAACAAGCCTGAAGATGGTTGTGCTAGTGAATGTACATACTATTACAACTTCGGAACTGTATTTGATGTAAACCCTAACTATTTAGCATTGATTAGTGATGTACCATTGAATACTGCTTGTCTTGGTTCTAAACTTGATGGTTTGGATTATATCTTGAAACCAGAAACTATCGTACCTATCAATAAGTAGATTAAATGGATACCAACGGAAAAACCGTTGTTGAGCAATTAAAAGATAAATGTGATTGCTTAAAAGAAACAGATACATCCGCTTATAAGTTTGAACAAAATGTTGAACAATTAATCAACCTCATTTCTATATTGACATGTTGGAAAAGGGGTTCAAAAGAAAATTATTGTGAAACATTTCTACTATCAGAAAGAAAAGAATTATTCGACTTCAAGCAAGTAAAGAGTTGTGGATGTTGTGATAACAATATTACAACTCTATGCTTGTATTATGACCTTGTTAAACCTGAATCAATCAGTGTTAAACTAAGAGTAAGAAGTGGAATAAAATTCTCGGAAGTAGAGATTGATTCAAACGATATATCATTTGATGAAATAGAAAACAATCTATATATTGACTTATCAAATTACACTGATGTAACCAATAATTGTAATTGCGATGTATTGCAAAAAATAATCGTTACATATGATGCAGGATTTGAAGAAATACCTGACTGTCTTATTCCCGTTTTTTGCGATTATCTAAGCTATGTTATTGATATGAACAGGTGTGAATGCGGGTGTGATTCTTGCGATGATGATAATGACGTAAACATTGATGATATCGTCAATATGGATTCAAATGCGGAACAATTAAACACGTATGTAACTGTAAGAAATCACATTATTAGTGCATATGCCCAACAACTATCAATCATGTCATTATGCGGAAGAAATTATTTTTTGGGGATGGTAGTATGATAGTCAAATTTAATGGTATTAGAGGTAATTTCGCACGTTCTCAAGGCGGTTGCCCAGTATGTGGCGGAAGAAGAAAAAGTAGAAGTGGTTTAAGCACATATAAAAACATGGTGTTACCTACAGGAAGGTCAATCACGTTTCATATGGGTGTTCCTAAAGAGGTTTCAGACGTTGAAGGAAACTATTTGTTGAATTGGTCTTACGACTATGCAGGGGTAAAATATTACCCTTTCAGTGAAGCAAAATGAAAACAAATTTTGGTTCAAAACTTGAACGAAGAATAAATGAAATCGAAGATGAACAAGCCCATGAAGTAGGTATAGCACTTAGAAGAAAAGCACGTGAATTGACACCAGAGGATTCTGGAAACCTTAGAAAAGCTATCAGAATGAGTGCCAGAAAGCGTGAGAAATCAATATATGTTTATGTTGATTATTCAAAGACAATAAACAAAAAAACTGGTTTCAACTATGGAAGATGGATTTTCGAGGGAGAACCAAACCCAATATTATGGGCACATAATAGCAAATATATGATTTTCAGAACAAAAAGGTCTAATGGAAATCCAGTATTTGCTAAAAAGGTTGTCAATCCAGTGAACTATAGGATATTTGAAGAAGCTAAGAGACAAGTATTAGCAGAAAGGAACAAAAGGGGATAAAGCATGGAAGAAACAAAAAAAGTAAAGACAAATGCTAAATCTGATGAACAAAAGCGAAAAGAAGAAGTAGAAGCGTTCATCAACAGAAAATTGGATGTCTTAAATCGAGTTGCACGAGATGGAAAACGTTCTGCAAGAGCAGAAATGGCAATGAATCGTGTGATTAGCAAAAACAAAGGGGGATTAGCTTAATATGTCTAATTGTCGAGCTAAAGCGTTAGCACATAAGATTAGTTTAGAAGCAGTAAACAAAAATCTTGAAGTTTATTGCAACGTCATGAAAGATATTGATTCTTGTGCTAAAATCAATACAATTCACTATTTGGAAACAAGTGGAACTGCTAGTTATTCACGTACAACTGTACCTGAAGATTTGTTGAATATCTGTCAATCAACAGGATGCAAAAACACAGGAACATTGACTGTAAACGGAACACAAGGTGCTTCTGCTAAATTCAGTTCTATCTCAGATGCAACTTATTATTATGCAGGATTGGTTTACTACTATGTAAAAATCGAAAATTTTGTTGCAGGCGAAGATGGAACACCAGTTACATATAAAGTAACAACAAAAATTTCTGATTTAAAAGATGTTAAACAGACAAACTCAGATACATATGAAACTACTTTAAAGGTTTCTAACAACGGTTTCTACCCAATTACCATTGATTTGGCTAAAGCACCAAATAAATCAGAAGGAACAGGATGGAAAGCGTCTACAAATGGTACTGTTATCAGTATTAGCGTATCTGATGGAAGTTCAACTCAATCAAAACCAATTGTTGCAGGAATCAGTTCTATTGCATTCTTTGATGGAATCGACAAATTGGAAAACAATGATGTTGTCGTATTAGGATGCCTTGATTCTATCAGTGGTGACGATTCCTTTGATACATTGGAACAAACTTGTAAGAAAGCACAACTTGATAATTCGTCTGTAACGATTACAAAAACAGTAAGTGCTACACAATACACACCAAACGTTGACTTATTGAATCCTATGTATGAACAATCTGATGAAATCACAGGATACTATATGTATGGACGTGTATTTACAGTAGAAAAAGCACCTGATAATGAAGAATATGGATATTTGCATATTCCTGATGCGTATACCGATGAATGTGGATTTATCTATGCGTCATTGAACGATAACTGTAATATCACAGATGCACAAATGAGACGTGTAAATAACCCTAATTTGTTGGCATTGAATGAATTGCAATTCCAAGTATTGACAACAAAACAAAATCAAAACCTTGATATTGTAGGTGCAGAATTGTATTTCAGTAAAGAATTGATTGGACGTGAAGTTTATATCTCTTATCCAAAAACTGCAGATGACGTAAAAGTAGCAGTATACAAGACAGATGGTATGAACGATGTTCGATTCAGTATGAATTATCAAAAGAAATATTCTGATAATACAATCAAAGTTGTTGTTTATCCAAACGTATTGGTAACTACATTCCCTGATGGATACACAAAAGACGAAAACCAATTGGATTTTGAATTTAGTGTACAACCAGATGATGATGGAGTTTACGTAAAGACTTACACAATCAATAAAGAAGCACAAATGCTTTAAAAAATAAGAGGTGAAATCAGATGAGCGAGAAAATTACTTTAGACAGTATTAAAAAGACTTATAAAGCAGTGGAAAAGGCACGTGAAAGCGAAAGACCTTTTCCACGCCATAATGAAGATGGAACAATTGACGTCATTGGAGACGCAAACCAAACAGAATTGAATAAATTCGATGTAATTGCACATTTTGTATTCAGAAAAGATGAATTAGAGTACATTCCAGAAGGTGCTAAAGAAATTGGAAAATACGTTACTTTCAACATGAAATTTGACGATGTATTTATCAACCCTAGAGAAAATCTTAAATATGTAGACTGTATGGTTCGTATGATGCCGTTTTGGGAAGCTATCACAGAAATCTATGACGAAGCGGAAGAAAAAATCAAAAAGTTAGACAGTTCAGAAAAAGATTATCAACAAAAGTCAGATAAAATCTATGAAAAATTAATGATGAAAGTTGCACATGAATATGCCTATTCAGAAAAAGACGTTCAAAGTGCTATCTATGATTTGGTAGCAACATTGCTTAATCTTGATGAATTTATGGAAGACCATATGTCCGCATATTCTGCTATTGAATGTGTTCTAAGCATTATTAACAATAATCCTGAATTAATCAATGAATCAGAATTGGTTTTTACACGCTCTTAGAAAAGGACGGTGATTTTTCCAAAAAAGACGAACGTAAAAGTTATCTTGCAAGTCTGAATTGTTATACAGAAATGGCACATTATGTAGCTAAAAAATTACACTTACGCCCCAGTGACATTTTAGACCATTGGGGCGTTTGTGAATTAATAGTTGCATATGGAATATATGCAAACGAGGAATCAATGAAACATTTCTATGAGATTAAGGAATATAACAAGAACGCAGACCATAAAGAAAAATTGCCAAGGCAATATGCGGTTATGTTCTACAGTCCAGATGATACAAAAGAATTAGAAAGACAGTATGAAAAGGGGGATAACGATTAATGGCAGATGAAACTTATGGAATTGTCATAAATGTACAATCGAATAAAGCAAAAAGAGAATTGCAAGCCATTGATGAAAAGTTAGCAGACCTTCAAGATAAGAAGACCGTTTTCATACAGGCAAAGACAGAGCTTACAAAACAACTTGCAGAGATTGAAAAATTAGATTCTCAATTAGATGATTTAAAAAAGAAAAAAGTAAAGATTCAATTAGATATTGATAATGCGTGGAAAGAAAAACTTGAAGAAGTTGAAAAAGCTAAAGACAGAATAGCAAAAAACACAAACAGACTTGTCGAATTGCAACCTGTAATTGATGAGATAAAAGAATTAGATTCTGCAATCGAACGCTATAAAAAAAACATAAAGGAATTACAATCTAATCTAAAATTAGGAAATACAAGTAACGGTGAATCGCTAGATGTACAAAAAGAGCTATTAAGATTAAACCAAGGAAAAAAATTAGAATTAGAGTCTAAGCGATTATCTCCAGAATATAAAGAAGCATTATCAGAATATAATGAATTAAAAAAGTTCATCCAAAATGACAATAAGATACTTTTAAATGCAGATGAGCCAACGCAACAAATCAAAAACCTTAATAAAGAGCTTGATAAAACGGTTCAAAAAGAAGAAGAATTAACAGGTAAAAAGGCAAAAATAACCGTTGATATAGGCGGTGTAGAAGAAGGAAACGAAAAGTTAAAAAACCTAGATGAGAACGAAAGAGAAATTAACGGAAGAATAATTGAACAAACGTTCAAAGCAAACGGAATTAAAACGTTTATTGACAATTTAAAAGAATTAAAACAACAGACAGGCAATGCTTCTAAAGCGTTAATAGACTTCGGTAATAGTTCTATATCTTTAGGTAGCACGATGATGCAATTAGGTAAAGGAATGCAGACTTTCTTTACCGATAATGGAAATAGCCCTATAGGAAAAGTAGCACATTTCCTTACGCAAGGTTTAGCGTTTGGTTCTATGTATCGTTTGATGTCTGATGGAACGAATGCGGTATCTGAATCTGTAAGTGGAGCTATTGAACGTTATGACCAATTAAATGTATCAATTCGTACTTTAAATAATTTGGGAATTGCAACGGATAAGGTAAAAAAATCGCAACAAGAATTATCAGATAGTATTGAAGGACTTCCAACACAATTAAATGATGCGTTGAGCATTGTAACTAAGTTTACTTCAATCAACCATGATATTGACAGGTCAACAAAGTTATTTGAAGCAATGAACAACGGTATTCTTGCATTTGGCGGAAGTGATGAAGATGTAAAGAATGCAACATTGCAATATTCACAAATCATGGGTTCAAAGATGGATGCAATGACATTGCGTTCTTTTGAAAACTCTAACTTTACTCCAGTTTTAAATGCTATTGCCAAAAAGATGGGAATGAGCTTTTCTGATTTTAGGAAGAATTTTACAGGCTCTAACCCTACAATCTCATTGCAACAATTTGAGGACGCATTAATTGATTTAAATGAAAACGGTGGCGGTGGTATGCAGGCTTCATTGCAAACCATGGCTAAAGAATCAACACAAACCATTACAAATGCAATTAAATTAATCAAAACACGTATGGTTCGTGGTGGAACAGAAATTGTAAGTGCGTTCAACGAAGTAACAAAAGATATTACAGGAAAATCAATATATGAAAACCTAGATGATGCAACAACATCTATGGTAAAGAAAATAGAACAATTAGGCGATGTAATACGTGCACACAAAGATGATATAAAAAACTTCTTTGAAGGTGCTAAAAAGTACGCTAAAGACGCATTTGAAGGTTTTGATAAAGAGATTGATTTTAAAAAGCTTTTGCCCGCTATGCTTAATGCAGGTAAAAATGTATTAACAACATATATCAAATTAGCACAAGTATATGTAAAAGCCATGAAAACGCTTTTCAAAGTAATTGGTGGCGGAAGTTGGGAAAAAGGTTTATCAAGATATGTGCAATTCCAAGCAATAGGCGGTGCACTATTACAAATCGTTGGTAAAGGAATACTGTTATTTGGAAAGTTCAACAAATTAATTGGATTGACAATAGGCAAATTTTCAAATCTTAAAGCAGTACTAAAAGCCTATTCAATGACAAAAAAGCAATTTACAGGAACAAATTCTGCTATTGTTGAATTTCTTAAAAACATAAAAAATGCCATTGTTCAAACTGGAATTTATCAAAAAACGATTGGTAAATTATCTGGTTCAGTAAAAACACTTAAAGGTAATCTTCCAAAAAAAGAGACTACTGTAGAAACAGGTGAACCGACAGTAGGAGAAACACCTAAAGCAACACTAAGTCAAGGTATGCTAAACACATTGGCGGGTTCTGCTTCTATTCTGATGATGTCTGGAAGTGCTTTATTAGCAGTAAAGGCATTAAAAGAATTAGATAGTGAAATTGGTAAAAAAGATTGGTTAGCAAACTTAGGAAAGAAAATCCTTGTACTAGGAACAACGATGGGAACGTTAACGCTTCTAACTGGTGCTATTGGCAAGGTTTCAGAATTGGTCGGATACCAAAATGTTCTTGCGGGTGCGGGAGCTATGATGATGTCTGGCGGTGCTTTATGGATTTATGCAAAAGGAATAGGAGAGCTTGATGATGCTATTCCTGATAATGTTTCAAAATTTGAGAAAAAGATTGGTTCATTGCATAAAGTTATCGCTTCCATGTCTTTATGGGTAGGCGGATTAGGTGCTTTAACAGGTCTTACAGGCGTTGGAGCATTAGTTGCGGGTTCTGGTGTAGCTACATTAGTTGGCGAAGCAGGAGCACTATATACGCTATCTAAAGCGATTGGAAAATTAGATAAAGAAGTTCCTAAAAATAGTAAAGGCTTATCTGAAAAGCTAAAAAGTTTAAAAGTTGTTTGCGAAACAATCATGGATATGGCTACAAGCAACTCATTCCAAGGCAATAATGCAACAACAATGCAAAATGTCGGTAATGCGGTTGATTCAGTAGCAGATGCAGGATTGAAGATAAGCAAATTAGGAAAGATAAAAGCAAGAACATTTGAATCGGCTAAAGCAAATGTTCGTAAAGTCGTTGACGTGATGGAAACTATCCAAGGTGCAAATTTTGGTTCATGGATAAGTTCTAAAGATAAATCAAGTTCATTAGGCGAAGCAGTATCAACTGTAAGTTCTATTGTTAGTATTTCCAAAAAGCTAAATACTTTAGGAAAATTAAAGATTCCAGATAGCAATAATATCGGCTCTAAAATAGGTGCAATAACAAAATCATTGCAATATATGAATGGAAGCAAGCTATTCACTACAATCAAACAATTTGGACAAAATACAGGTGAGGTAGCATACGGAAGTGCTTCTAGCAGTATGGTTGCAAATATTGTTAAGATTGCTAAATCATTCAATCAATTAGAAGGCATTGATTTTAACGTTGCAGATGTAACAACAAAAACCGAAGATGTAAGAACGGTATTGTCCAAACTAAAAGGACTAAAATTAAAAGGAATAGGAGTAAGTGCAGACAAGGTAAAATCTATTGCCGATGCGTTCTCTCAATTCCCTAATTTGATGAATCAAGTAAACGCATTTTCAAATGCTATGAATGGCGTTACGTTGAATACGACAGACCTTTCTACAAAGTTAGGAACAATTGCTTCAATATTCGATATCTTCAAAGAAAAAGATTTTAAGAAGAAATTGAAAGGTATGCCTAGCATAGACGCATTTACGAACGCTTCTAACGTCATTTCACAGTTGCCTAATATATTAACATCTATCAACGATTTTGATACTAAATACAACGAAATAAACGGTCAATTTCAAGGACAAAACATGGTTGAAAGTATCAAAAAATCAATTGGTGGATTAGGTGATATTCTTGGTGCATTTACTGAAGGCGGAAAGAAGAAAGATTTTTCTTCAAAGATGAAACGAATTTCAGAAATGGCGGAAGGTGCACAACAATTACCTACTATCATTTCATCGTTAACAAGTGCATTAGACCAATTAAAAACTTTCAATGACAATATGAGCGGTATAGACGATACTACTGTATCTTCAATTACAGGAAGCATTGGAAAGTTACGTGCAATTATTTCTGTATTTTCTGCAAAAACTGATGATAGCGGAAATAAAACTTCTTCAATGGAATCTATTGTTGGAAAACTTGAAAAATACGCTAGTGCATTTCAATCATTGCCAACAATTATCAATTCATTATCTTCAACTGTAAATGAAATTCAAAATTTAAATTCATTGTTAGAAGGTGTAGACAACAACACCATTAGCACAAACATAACCAATTTCAGAGATAACGTGTTGAAACTGTTTGCGGGTAACGGTAAAAACGATGATGATTTAGGTTCTATAATTCACAGTGTAAAAGGTGTTGATTATTCGGCTTTATTATCTAGTATTCAGACATTCTCAAGTGCGGTTAACGTTATAAATGCCTTACCACAAGTAGATAATGCTTCAATTAAAGCAAAGATAGATGCGGTTGGCACTGCTTTTACAGAATTGAAAACTATGGCAGAGTCCCATTCTGGTGATAAAAAATCCGCAGAAGGTTTAAAAGCAGTAGCAGATGCGTATAAGCAATCTATTCAAGCGGTATTTGATAGCATTGATTCATTAACACAAATTGGTACAAATATGGCTTTGAAAATAAGCCAAGGATTCCAACAATACAATTTGGGTTCTGATTTAACAACTGCTTTAGAAAATGCAGTAAATTCTGCTCAAACAAATTCGTCTTCAACGTTCCTGTCCGCAGGAAAAAAGCTTGGTTCTACATTGATGAAAGGCATAAAAAGCAAGATTAGCGGTGGTTCTATTGCTAATAAGTTAGTGTCTGGATTAACTAGTGATAAGGCTTTAGGTGCATTATCAAGTGCAGGCTCTCTTATGGGAAAAACGCTTAGAAGTTCTATCAAAAGTCACCTTAAAAATATAAAGGTTACTTATACATTGAAAGAGAAAAAGTCAAAACAACATGATGCTACTGGTGGAATGATAAAACAAAGGAACGAAGGAGCTTTCATTAATCCTGAATTTATTGGAAATGGTCAAGTAGCATACAAAAGTTCTGGTGGCGATATATTAACGCCGAAAGCAGTAGGAACAGATACAGTTCCTGCAATGTTAACACCTGGAGAATTTGTAATAAGAAAATCAGTCGTTGATAAGTACGGTGCAAGCTTCATGAGAAGATTGAATAACGGTGATTTGGAAAGTGCTATCAAGTCATTGACTTCTTCTAGAGGCTCGTTAACAAATATGAACAAATACGTAAATATTACAAATAACAGTACAGTAAACAATTACGATAATAGAAGTATTTCTATCAACAACAAACGTGGAGACGCAAGTACAAGGATGAAAGCGGGAAGGTGGTTAAGAGCAATATGAGATTAGGTATTGGAAAATGTAATCTTGACTATAACCCATATAGAAAGTTTGTCCAATTTGGAGATTTAGTATTTGATAGTGAAACGATTATTGAAAACGCAAAATATTCAGTAAATACAAAAACTAAGTCAACAAGCTACAGTTGGAGAAACGGTGCTTATGTTGGATTTAAGGGAGAAAAACAGTTCCTTGAAGAAGGAGACGTATCTTTACAAGCCACATTTGACTATCGTATTTACAGAGAAGAGGATAGAAAGTTTATCAAAGACTGGATTCTTGATAATCTGTTAAAACCGTCACGATTGTGGGCTATAGACAACGAAAAACTGATATGGGCTTGGGCATATCTTACTGATTATTCAGAATCATATGCAACATATCAAGGCACGTTTTCAATCGACTTAGACTTTAAATTGCCAGAGGGAACCTGGCATATAGCAGATTCACATAGTACATTCTTAATTCCTTGGGAATCATGCGAATTTTCTTACAATACTGATTATCGAGACCCACATAAATGTGAGGATTGTTGTACAACGTGCAGTGAGGGGCATAAAGATTGTCCCTCGTGCATGTCTGATTGTGAAAATGTAGAAGCAAATGATTCTTTATGTAATCAACATTCAACGAATGTATTTTCAGAATTTATGAAATGCGGTCATTCAATGAAAATTGTTTACGATTGCAATAAAGGTAAAAGTCTTTTTGGAGAAGATTATCTTGGAACAAAGATTTGTAAAGATGATATTTGTAAAACAGTCATTGCAGGTCAATTCTGGTCGAATACACTTACAGATACGCAAAATGTAGAAGTTACTCTAAAAGGTAAGTTTCAAGACCCTAGAATAACCATTAATGAAACGACAATAGGTCTAAAAGGAGATTATGAAGGGGAAATTCACTTTCATTCAGACGGAACAGTTACGTGGAAATGTGATGATTGCTCAAAAGAAGAAGAAATAAAAATGAGCAAACTAATTGTTGAAGATGAATTTGGTTGGACAATTCATCATGGTAATAACAAAGTAATCGTAAACGGTTCGTGTGATTGCGGTATGAATTGTGTATGGATTAAAGCAGATGAATTGACTCAATAGGGGGATAATTTAATGAGTGATACAGGAATATATAAACCCACAATATTTATCAAAAAATGGAATGGTAAAGCGATTGATGTAGACGGTTATCAAAAAGACGACCCTTACCAATGTGTTGACTTGTGGGATGAATTTTGTCAAGAAATTGGTGAAAAAGTACAACTTGTCGAATGGGCAAAAGATATTGCTAACCAAAAGTTTGAAAAAATAAAAGATACAAAATCACCAGTTTTAGGTGACTGGGTTATTTTTGGAGAAGGTGGAGATACACCAAAATCACACGTTGCGATGTACATCCACGAAAACTCAGATGGTTCAATCAAATGCTTTGGTCAAAATCAAGGCGAACCATTATGTAACATGGCAAGCATTAATGCACCGGTATTGAAATATCTTCATGTAAAAGATGAATATTGGGGAGAAGACCAGAATGGTTATGCTACACCCACAGGAAAAGACGATTGCGATATTTTAAGAGAATATTGTAATGATTGTGATGAATTAAAAGATGAATCTTCGGAGTTTTATTTAAACGGTGTAACAGACAATGTTTGTAAGTCTTTGAATGATAATACAGGTTTCAATAAAGATAATGGTAATGATAATTGCCATGATATGCACATTGCGGACAGTTGCTTGATTAAGAATCTTCATGATTTGATTGATGCTTACGATGTGTGCGATTGGAAAGATTTTACTGATATGTTCGTTACGAATCAATACAACATGAATGAAGCTATGATTTGTTGGCTATGTGGAATGGAAGCAAGATTCTTTACCATGAATTTGACGGTAGAATTTCAATCAACAGTACAACAGGCAACTCCACAATTAAATGTTTCTATTGACCGTAAAGGGAACTTTGTTTACTCATATCATGACTGGAACTCTGGTACAAGTCCTTGGACAGACTTAGGAAATGGAGTATTAACAGGCAAGGTTGACTATTGTGTAAAATCAACTGAAAACCAAACGGCATTGTTCAATATCAAAGGAATCAAGATAAACAACTATAAATTCACGAGAACATCAAACGCATATCCTGATTCTTCACGACCAATTGTAACAATCAAGGTTCCAGATAAAAACGGAACATCAATCTTAAAGAAACAGGTAGGTTCAACATTTTCTATGGATATCAATAAATATGTTGAAATCAATCAAACTGTATCCGTACCATCTGGGCAAAAATCAAACTGGATTAATGTATTGTGGTGGTATGACGATTGGACGGCAGATGATGAATTTAATTTGCAAATAAGATTTGGTAATAACAATATCATGCCAATGCCTACATGCAATGATTAAGAGGAGGTGCAGATATGGCAACACAAAACACTGATATCTGTTTAGCGTGTCAAAACCTGGAAGATTATGCTTATGATTTTGTAACAAACGGTCTTGACGATGATATGAAAGACTCAATGAAAAATGATACTGGATTGATTGAAAAGAATAATCATAATGACTGTCAAGATTTGAACGATATGAACGATTGTCTTGTTAAAGGCATGATTGAAAAAATTCCTAGCTACAACGCATGTGACCTTGATAAAGCGTTACAGGAAATGATGGAAAACATGTATAACTTGTTAGGAGCCATCATTGCCAGTGATTGTGGACAATGGGAAAACATTCATGAATTATGGGCAGAAATCGCTAAACTATGGGATGAAATCAACAAATTGAAGAATCGTGTTTCTGCTTTGGAAGGTAGCAATGCAAAACTTGTAGATGCTTTGACAAAGACTCTGAATAACTTGAAAGAATCGGGTGCATGGAAACAAACTGGAAGCACAATTTTTGAAGGTGAATTTAATCCTAACAGAAATATTGCAACGGGCAATATCAACGTTTTTGGTGGCACTGTAGACGGAAATTACTTTATCCGTACAAATAGTGGTAAAACAGAAAACGACCTTGCAGGAGGCGTTTAAACATGGCTAAGAAGTACAATCTTCTTATTGGTACTGAGAAAACTGTAAATAATGATACATACCATGTGGTTGTGTATAAAACCACTGAGCCGTTAGTTGCTGGTAATACCTACACAATCTCTGCATATGTAGAAGAATTAGATGACGGGAAGATAGATAAACTAGGCGTAACTGATGGAGGAGGTTGGTGGGTTGCCGGAAATTTAAAAGGCGACATTCCAGGTGTGCAAACACTTACGTTCATATATGAACAAAAGTATCCGGGACATGTTGACCCGAACAATATAGAATTTTTTAACACTTATCCTAACTCTGGCGTAAAACGTAAGGCAGTATTGCACCATGTAATGATGGTAAAGGGCACAGAACCTGCACCATGGGCACCTGCATATATAAATAGTGAATTACCTTGGCATAGCTTTTATGGAACATATCAACATACTGGTCCATATTACAACGTTGCTCTTGTTGGCAGTCCTAATGCAAGTGGAACATTTGGCATTCCATTATCTCAAGCACACAATAAAAATCTCGGATATGGAATCTTATTTGAACAGATTGAAAATACAACAGTAAAAGCAACAATAAATTTGATTGCATGTGCTATCACTGATTCAAAAACATGGGCTTCTTCATCTCCTTCATACGTTCAATATGGTGGAAGATATAATTGGCGATTGCAGATTGACGTTTCTTCAAATGGTGGAAAAAGTTATACAAAGAAAATTTATGATAAATGGATTTTCTCTCATGCGGACACATGGGGAATGGCATACAACGGCAGTTGGGAAACAACGGCTAGAAATTCTCAATGGCAAGGAAACTTGTCAATTCCTAATGGTACAACGCATGTTCGATTCTTGTTAACAGGTGAGAATGTATTTGTGCAAGAAGCGGTTGTATTCCCTATTGAAGAAATAATTCCTGAAGCCAGACCTTGGGCGGTAAGAAAAGGCGGTAGATTCTTAAGTTGCGATAGAGAAACAGGTTGGTCTGCTAGACGTAACAGTGGCGATGACCGGACGAGATACACAGATAAGTTTGTTGGCGGTCAAGAAGGTGTTGGATACGCAAAAATCAGACATACAAAATGGGTAGGTCAGAAAAAGATAGGTGAGTGATTTTATGCCATGGCTTGAAATAACTACATTTGAAGATGAAGTATTAGCAAGACTTAAATATGTGTTGAATGATTCCATTGAAATAGACGAAGAATTAATGTCCGTTCCAACCACTCAAATTACATTGCCTATTGAGTATTATGACTTGGTAGCACATGGTTTAAAGAAGATTAAGATACACTTTAACGGAAATGTTTTTAACGGCATTGTGTTTGGCGTAGATACCAACAATGAAGATGAAACGATTGATATTTCTTTAACTCATTTTGCTTCTTCATGGAATTTCAGACAAGTACCAACGAACAAGGCAATAAAAGCAAAGAAGATTCCAGATATATACAAAGATGATGACTTTGTTTATGATAAAACATGGACTTTTAACTATGATGATGTAGCTAAAGAAGAAGAGATTGATTATGTGTATTCAAGACAAGGTAAATTAGACGCATTAACGCAAACAATGAATCTAACAGATACATTGTGGTGGAGAATACCTTTAAACAAAGAAAAACAATTCGATGTTGGTGAATTTGGAGAAGATAGCGGATATTTCCTATCCACAAAGTCACCTAGCAAAAAAGGAATACAAATAATCTCAGAGCCAAAAATAAATGAAGATTATTCAAATGTAATAAATTTGGCTACTGTATATTCTGATAAATCTGATGGCGGTGTTACGTCTCTATCTTTGAGAGAAGTATATAACGATAAGGATTTGCAAGATGATAAATTCCCAGTTGTAATAATAAACAACAATATCAACAACGAACGTGATTATGATTATGCGGATTATCCAAAAGTAGCTCCAAACACGCAGTTAGAATATGCGGTAATGGACACTGAATCAATCGCATTGGAAAGCGGTTATCTAAGAGAAGGAAGTTTCGCATTTAACGATTTGAGTCCGTTCTCTATTGAAGAAGTAACGACTGAGCAAAACGAGCTAACAACAAAATGGATAGTACCGCATGAGCAAAGATATTTAACTGAAGAAGAATCATTCAATAACTACAAATGTATCTATGAATATTTTCGTGGCAAATGGTCTGATTTGGCTATAGCAGGATTTTGCGGTGCTATTTCTGGAGAATCTGGTGGAAACCCTAATATTTTCCAAAACCTTAATCAGTTCTCATTGCCTACACAATATGAAGGATTTGGACTTGTCGGTTGGACTCCTTATACACGTATCACAAATTGGTTAAATGAACGTGGATATTCGGTTGACCAATACGGTGTAGCAGAATGTATTAAAATTGAGGAAGAATGGAATAGGAACGCAACAAATGCAGAATGGATTCCAACGTCTTCTTATAATGTAACGTTCAAGGAATGGTCACAATTAACCGATAAGCCTATGGAATGGATGGTATATGCGTGGCTATTGGATTATGGACGTGGTGTGTGGTCACTGGTTGCACCTACAGTTCCTAAGCGTGTTGCGGTCGGTAACAGAGTTTTAGCTCTTATCCAAAACGATTGGTCTAAATCATATACAACAACAACGTCTTCACCTTCAACTTCTACTGGAAGTGGAGTATATAAGCCACATCAATTCTTTAACACATGGAATGGAAAATCAATTGACTTTGACGGTGGATTTGGTGCACAATGTACAGATTTATGGCGTAAATGTATGTCTGATATTGGCGGAGATATTGGACTCATAACAGGTGATGGATACGCACACTCTATCTGGAACATGGATTATTCAAAAACATGTGTAAAACGTTCTAAAGGTCAAGGACAATATGGAGATTGGGCTATATTTGGATTTGGCGGAAATACTCCTGCTTCACACGTTGCAATGTTGGTAAGTGAAAATGGCAATGGAACAGTTACTATTTTCGGTCAAAATCAAGGTGCTCCATATTGCAATACGATTACCATTAGTGATAGCTCTTTGCTAGGATATTGGCACGTAAAAGATGAATTGTGGGGAGAAGATGTATCGACTACAACGACCATCAATGAACCAGTCGATAAAACCGTATCTACCATATCAGATGAAGACAGAATATTGGCGGGTGAAACGGTGTATAATGCAGTTATAAAGAAATTAATCAATGCGAGAAGAACATATCAAATAACAGTAGATACAACGTGTTTGCCATCTGACTTGCAAGTTGGTATGAAGATAAAATTCTTTTACTCAAACTCTATATATAAGCTAGAAAATTGTGGCGGTTATATGAAAAAAATATTAACGTTAAACAACGATTTTTATATAACCAAAATGTCTCGAAAAGTAGATGCAAACGGTGATGAAACTGGAAGTCTAACTTTAGAAAAATACTTAAGGATAGATAGAGAGGTTCAAAAAGAATGATGACTTTAGAAGATTATCTGGAACGTTTGGCAGGAAATGCAGAATATCAACGAAAATACAGGCATAATAATTTATTCCAACGAAGAAATGTAAAGATAACACAGTTTGGAATCAACTACACTGGAATTTCACAGGGGATTAATTTCCCGGCGGAAATATATGTTCCTATAACGGATAATCTTATAACCTATTCTCAATGGTCTATGCAATTCATCATAAGTCCAATCATAAAAACAAATGACGGTGTTGTTCCTACAACCGCAACACAATTCCAGTTTTACATAAACGGTGTCGATATGACTCCATATTTCAAACTGCAATATAACGGTTGGTGGTGCAACGGTAATGGTATGTTCCCAAACAATGGAACAAATAAATATGATTTGCTAGTCGCTTGTCAATACATGTCTGAATCAGATAGAGACAAGGTGTTAAATCCTGGTATGAAAAGATGCACGATGTATACAAACGGTTCGTGTCAAGTAACAATAGTGAATTGGTTGGATATTAATGTTGCGAATAAGTAGGTGATGATATGCAAACCAAATATACTGAAAAAATTGGAAAAATGTATAGGCATTTGCAAGATAATCCACGTGATTATCAAACAGTAATTTCTTACCTTAAGACTAGAAGCAAAGACTTTGATGAACAAAGAAAGATAATCATGAATGGACAGTATAAGCTATTGGAAAAATACAAGAAAGAGAGTTGGAAACATGAAGAATAACAATTCAAGCGAAGGTATCGCAGAAGATTTGATTAGGGCTTTTACGCAACTTGTATGTGTTGAAGCACATTACAAAACGTTGATTGAAAAGAAAATCTCAGAAATTGAGAACGGGTTTGTCGAAGATAAGGATATCCAACATGTTCTTGATGAAATTGATGATTTGAAAAATCAATTAAGTGATGTAGCACAATTAAGACGAGAAGAAATGTTACACCTTTATCAAATGTTTGGTGAAAAAGGTGATAAATCATATTGGTGTTCTGTAAAACATCTAGCGTCTAGTGCATATACGATTTTTGAATGCTATCAAGCAAGTGATGATGATGCAGATTTACTAACGTTATCATTGGAAACAAATAAACAACTGATGGTTGCGGTAGGTAAATTCCTAGGAGTAACAATTACAAGTTGTGCTTCGTGTTTCTCAGATATCCTTAAATCTGAAATGAAAGGAGATAACAATGGCAAGCAAAGTAAAACCGAGAATATGCAGAACAAATGAAATTAGCATTCCTATTGATACTGAAGAATGTGTATTGTGGTTGAATCCAGTACAGTCCGTTGACGATATCAAAAATCCAACACGTGATTACGCATGGATTACACCTGACAATACAGTGTATGTGTTTAACGGTCATAAAATTGTACCTATTTTTAGCACTAATGATTCTCATATCAAATGGGGACACGTTGACGGTGATATTAAATACCAAAAAGATTTGTATGAGATTCTTTTAAAGACTGTAAAAGGTGTGAAACAGAATGGAACAGAATTGCCTAAAGACCTTGAACAAAAAGTAAACGTTTCTGTCCCTATCATGCACATTAAGGTCAATAATACGGAAGTAGAGCCAAACGAATATACAGTCAATATTGATTTGACTACATATGCAAAAGCAAGCGATATTCCAACAAAGCTATCACAATTATCTAATGATACTGGATATGTAACACCAGAAACGATTGATGTACCAATTCAAACAATAACTGTAAATGGAAATTTATTGACGCCTGATGCACATAAAAATGTTTCTATAGAAGTACCTACAAAAACATCTCAATTAACGAACGATAGTGGATATATTACAAGTGCTCAAAGGATTTACAAAGGAACAACAGAAAATGGATATGAAGGAACAGGATGGGTTGACGGTGATTTGTATGTTCAATACGAAGATAATAGCGGAGGAAACATAGAGTAATATGAGGAGCAATAAATGGCTTTGGGAACATTAAAAGAAATTGCAAAAAAAGCACCAAGTCCTGTTAAAGATATAATAGTAACTGGGGTTACTACTTCAACCATATCTATATCATTTACCGCAAGTTCAGATGCTTCAAGTTATCTTGTTGATTGGGGTACAGTAAATTCAACTGATGAAACAGAGGATGATATGTTAGCCCAAGGAAACGCAACAATAACAGATACAACATACACTATCACGAATTTAGACAAAAACCAGTTATATTTAATCATGGTTACATCTCTTGGAAGCGATGGAACAGGTGAAAATTCGGAGACTGGTTATGGTAAAACATTAAACGTTGACCCTGTAACCAATGTATCAGTAACAGAAGTCAGTACGACAAGTATCACTGTAAAATTTGACTCCAGTCAATATGCAATTAAATATTCTGCTATTGCAATTACTACTGATGATTCAGGCACTGCAAGCCAAACTTTTAGTACAACAGTAGCCACTTCGCCTGCAACTATTACAGGATTAAGCCCAAACACTAAATATAAGGTTGGTGTATCCGCAATAGGAACAAATAACGATTTGTCAGATTATGTATATGTTGATAATGTTACAACATTAGCAAAAAAGATAAATCCAGTAACAGATTTACAAGTCACAAAAGTTACAGGCACTAGCATATCTGTATCTTTTACTGGAAGTGAAGGAGCGATTAAATACTATATAGAAGCAACGATAAGTGGAAATGGAGCTGTCTATAAAAAAAGAATAGAAACAACAGATACAAAAGGAACTATTACAAATTTATTGCCAGAAAATGAATACAATATTGGAGTATGTGCAGTTGATAGTAACGGAATAGAATCTGATTGGGTAAAGATTAACAACATAACAACGCCGAGATATACACCCGTTGTTGTAAATGTTGATGGAATTGCTAAAGAAGTTATTTTTGCATACATAAATGTGAACGGTGTAGCTAAAAGTGTGGTGGCTATTTATGTGAATGTAAATGGAACTGCTAAAAAAGTTATTTAAAAATAAGGGGATAGAAAATTATGGAAAAATTAAAAGTTGAAAAATCTACCATTGTACGTTTGGTTATCCAAATTGTAGCATTGTTGAATACTGTTTTAACGATGCAAGGAAAGCCTATCTTGAATCTAAGTGATGAAACAATCACGCAAGGTGTAAACATTGCAATTACGATTTTTGCGTGGGCATGGGGATACTGGAAAAACAACTCATTTACCAACGAAGCATTACATGCAGATGCTTATTTGAAAAAATTAAAAGGTAATTAGTGATGCACGGTGAATTTATAGATATTGTAATGAATTTTAGATTTGTAAATGAATTTTGGACACTTGTTACACCTCTATGCTTGATGGGGATAGATATAGTAACAGGTACTGTAAATGCGTTTGCAAAGAAACAATTCAAAAGCAAAAAAATGAGAATGGGATTATCTAAGAAAACAGGTGAGATTGCCATTCTTGTAATCGGAGAATTGTTTAGCTTTTCTCTTTGCTTGCCACACTACATCATGTCTTGCATTAGTTTTTATATCATTATGATGGAATTTATGTCTATCATGGAAAACATTGATAAGATGGGAGTCCCATTACCTAAATTTATTTCGGAAGTTATCAATAATAAAGACGATAGTATATCGGAAGAACAATATGTAGATATGGCAAACAGATTAAAAAAAGCAATGGATTTAATTGATGAACTTGAACATAAGGGGGAATAATATGTCTTTTACGCCTAGAACATCATATGGTAATTTTGGAAGCTCTCAGTGGATGGCATATGCCGTAGCTCGTACAGGTGTTGCAATGCCTAACTGTTTTACGTATGCAACTGCACGTATCAGTGAAATTGTCGGTCATAATCAATCACTAGATGGCAATACAAAAGTAGCAGGAGCAGGCGATTTATGGGAAACACATGCACCAGAATTTAGTCAATCAAGTGTTGCACAAGTCGGTGATTTAGCTATCTATAAAGGTGGATATGGTAATTATGGGCATGTTGCCGTTGTCGAGGTCGTAGGAGTCAATATGGCTATGTCTCAATCCAATTATGGCGGTAACTTGTTTGACTATGTAGAAGTACCTAAAAATGTCGGTTCTTATTATCCTGGAACGGCATTAAGATTGGTTGGATTCTTACGACACAAAGAATTAGGAACGACCGTTTCTAACAGTTATAGCGAAAAGCAATTAATCAACGAAAACGGTGTCGCTACTCTTACACAGGATGTAAATAAACGTAGGGACAGTCCTACAGGAATTATTGCGGAAACATTGAAAAAAGGAACAAAATTGACCTATACACAAAAATGGGTAGGTAACGGACACAGATATATCAGTTTCGTTGAACATCAGAATGATGGACGCATGTATCGCTACTTTGTTGCTATCAGTGGTTCTGAAAAACAAGGTGTTGATTTGTGGGCAACTTTCGAGCAACCAAACACGACACCAAGTTATAAATTGGAAGATGAACACGGTTGGGCTAAATACAAAGTAGACCAGGTGCAAATCAGACAAGATAGTCCTACAGGTAAGGTTGTCGGAGTAGCAAATGCCAATACGCTTATTGAATACACTCAGAAATGTGCCACAGACGCTCACAGATACATTGTCTATAAAAAGGACGGGCACAATTATTTTGTTGCTTGTAGCCCTACTAAAGACCGTTCTACCGCATGGTGTGACTTTTACGCAGAAAATCCAGGGAAGGTAGAAACTTCTAAGCCTGGAATTGACCAATCAAACGTCAAACATTGGGGTGTTGATTTGTCTGAAGCGAATAGAGAATCAGATGTAGATATGTCTAAATATGATTTTGCCATTATCAGATGCAACTTTGGCGAGAAAACAAGTGATGCTAAATACAAAGATAAAAAGGTCGAACATTGGGTATCTGAATGTAATAAACATGGTAAGCCTTTTGGATTATATTGCTATGATTACGCTCACGATGCGGACGGTGCTAAACTGGAAGCAGAATATGCCGTAGAATTAGCGGAGCAATACAAACCAACATTGGGTATCTGGTTTGATATGGAAGATGCGGATTCATGGAAGAAAAAGCGTGGTTTGCTTACAAAAGAACATTGTTTGGAAATGTGCAAAACGTTCTGTAAGTACGTAAAAGAAAAAGGATGGTACACTGGAGTATATAGTTCTACATGGTGGTTCGACAACTGGCTTACAGATGGTTTAGAAAACTATGATAAATGGGTCGCTCAATGGGATTCAAACGATGGCAATTACAACAGTGATACGTCTTATCGTGGTACAATCCACCAATATACAAGTATTGACAAGGCAACTGGAATTGGATTGGATAAAAACGCTATGTATGTTGATTTTTACCACTATAAAGTAAAGGCAGATAAACCATTAGAAGAAAAGCCGTCAGAGCCTCAAAAAGAGCCTACAGACGACAAAAAAGGAAATGATGAACAATCTACCGTTGAAAGCAAAAAAACGCTCTTAGACGTTCTATATGAGCTATTAAAATGGATTCTATCATTATTTGGAAAGAAACAAGGTGATAAATAATGGCATTGCACTATCGCAAGAAGCCTTTTGTCATTGAAGCCATGCAACTTAATCTTAATAACCGTGATAAAATTATCGAATTTGGTGAAGGCAATATTACGCTAACATGGCGTGATGGATATTTAGAAGGTGCTTATGTTAACACCTTGGAAGGAGGTATTTACGCAACTTACGGTGATTACATTATCAAGGGTGTAGACGGTGAATTCTATCCTTGCAAGCCAAGCGTGTTTGAAAAGACATACGAGCTTGCGGAAGATATTTTTTAGTTAGTGTTTTTGACGGTTTCTAAAAACCGCATTGTTGGACAATTCAACTATTTTCTATCGAGTAAAAAGGGATGGCCTTAGCGGTCATCCTATTTTTTTCCGACTGAAATATTCACTTAATTCCAATCGAATACCTCCCCTCAAATCTTGTCCTATGTTTTGTCCTATGTGTCTCACGTTAACGGTCAGGCCATCCCGATTTTTTGTGCTTTATTTTGATAAATTCAACACTAGCATTATTCTTAGTGCCGTATTTTTAAAAAAATGACACTTATGACACTAAAAAATTAAAAAAATGACACTTATGACACTAAAAAATTAAAAAAATGACACTTATGACACTAAAAAATTAAAAAAATGACACTTATGACACTAAAAAATTAAAAAAATGACACTAAGGAATGTTCGATTAATTAGATAACATAAAATATTTTACGTATAAACTTACGTCTAAATATTTTATTTTTCTATCTATTTATACATAAAACTATTTATAACGTTAAATAATATTGCGATTATAACCATTGGTTATCCATAATGTGGATTTATGAAAAACTGGGGAAAAAACTGGGGAAAAGTGATAAGCAGATTTAAATAAAAAAATAGGGAAAAGACACAGGTGTCTTCTCCCCGAAAAAAAGATGAATACTATGAATAATATGAAAGAGAATATCTATATATCACCAATTTAAATGACATTAATTATCATCTTTTTTTGTTACCGTAATTATTATATCAGTTATTTCTAATAAAGTAAATAATAAATCGTTTCTTTTAATGTTTTCAAAAAAAGTTAAAAACATGCTTTACATACATGGTTAACCGTTGTACAATAATGGCATAGAAAAGGAGTGAATAATATGAAAGACAAACGAATTTTAAGCGGTCAAATGGCGTATATGTTTAAGGAATGTGACGATGGGATTGAAATGTTCGATGGGCAAGGATTTATAACAAATGCAGATGACATTGTAGAGCTTTGTCATGGGCTTATTAAATACGCATTAACTTATAAAGACAATATCGATATATATAACGAAAAGCACAAATATGATGTTGAAAATGAAATTAATGAATGGAAAATATCATGTGAATTGCAAGAAAAGTCATACCGTGAAAGAAAAATAAGAGAAAAGAAAAAAGGCTATGTTTATTTGTTAGAATGTGGTGGGAAATTCAAAATTGGTTTTTCTAATAACGTTGAAAGAAGAATGCGTCAACTAGACACAAGACCATTCAAACTTAATCTGGTGGTAAAAAGTGAATTTCTTTCAGACGCATACGATAGAGAACAGGAATTACATGAAGATTTTGAAGGTTCAAGAATTGAAGGAGAATGGTACGATTTTACAAAAGAAGAACTAGCTTATGTAATAGAAGTTATAAAAGGAATGAAAGAGGAAAACTATGAACAGTGAAATTGAATTAAATGATATCGCAGACGAACTTCTTATTTTGAACAAATTTACTATTGAAACATTGTTTAGCCTTGATAATTGTGCAGATTGCATAGCGTTGTATGTGTTCTACTACAAAACCGCAAAATGGCAAAAAACAGACACAATAAAAGCAAGTGATACATATGTTAAAAAGTCACTTAAATGGGGTAATTCAAAAATCCAGAAAACAAAGCAGACGCTAAAAGAAAATGGATTGATTGACATTGTGCAAAGACGAAAAGATGGAAAAATATGTGGATGGTATATACGTATTTCATACCTTGTTGCACAAAGAAAAATAGATGAAATAAGCATTAAAGTTGAAGAAAGCAAGAACTCTCAAAATCAACAAGTGGTAAAAGCAACAAGTAGTAATGAAGAAACAAATGCTTTAAAATATACAATTAAATGCTTAAAAAAAGAAATAGAAATGCTTAAAGATAATAGTGAGGGGGAAACAACTCAAAAACACAAGTCTAAAAGATTTGTTGCTCCAACTGTTGAAGAAGTAAAAGCATATTGTGATGAAAGAAACAACGGTATAGATGCACAAAGGTTTGTTGATTACTATCAAGCTAGAGGATGGATGACAGGAAAGAACCACATCAAAGACTGGAAAGCATGTGTACGAACATGGGAACGTAATTCGTATGGAAATACTAAAAGACAAACGAAGACGAATAACGATTCAAAAGAAGTAAGCTACTATGACTTAAATGGTAACTTTGATTATGATGCCTATTGTAAGGCTAACGGATATAACGATTAGGAGAATTTAATAAAATGAACAAAGACGAAATGAAAAAGGCACTAGAAAAACTGGTTGAAGAAGGAATGCCAGTTAATGAAGGAGACTACATTGGAGAAGATGGACTCCTATATTGTGGAAAATGCAACACAAGAAAACAGACAAGACTGGAGCTCGGAGACGGTAAAGTTATTGAACCATTCTGTATGTGCAAATGTGAAGAATTAAAATACGAAGAAGAAGAAGCAAATAAAAAGAAAAAGGAACGCATGAATAGAATCCAACGATATAAACACGAAGGATTCATTGATTCAAGCTTACGTGACTGCACATTTGCGAAGGACGATAGCCCTACAAGTAAAGAGTCAATCGCTTGTAGAAGATACGTAAAGAATTTTGATAAATTCTATCAGTCTGGTAAAGGGCTAATGCTATGGGGAAACGTTGGTACAGGTAAGACGTTCTTTGCCTCATGTATTGCTAACGCTCTTATTGACGAAATGCACCCATGCTTGGTAACAAATTTCCCTAGAATGATTAATACTCTATCTGGAATGTATGAAGGAAAGCAGGAATACATCGACAGTCTTAATCGTTATGATTTGCTTGTTATTGATGACTTGGCTACAGAACGAGACACTGAATATGTAAATGAGATTGTCTATAACATTATCGACAGTAGATACAGAAGTGGAAAACCACTAATTGTAACTACAAATTTATCACCAGACGCATTGAGAGAAGAAACAAATATCAATCGTCAAAGAATATACAGTCGAATCAATGGCATGTGCTTTGCGGTGCGTGTAGATGGCAAGGATAGAAGAAGAGCTAAGCCTGATGGAGAGTTATTAAAACTGTTGTTTGAATAAAAAAACAAAAAAGTTGTTTACATGCACGACACTCCGTGATATAATATTAAATGTAGAAAGGATAAGGAAAAAGCAAAGGAGTGAATAAAAATGATTGAATTAAAATATGTGAATGTGAATCCAAAAGGTCGAAAGACAGGCGATTGTTCCACAAGAGCATTGGTTGGTGTCCTAGGAATCACATATGAGCAAGCACTAAAATTACAGTGCGAAGAAGCAATAAAAAGTTGTTATGGTATAACTGACAAACAAGTAATGGAAAGAGTATTGAAACGCTATGGCTATGTAAAGATGAAACAACCTAAAAAGCCAAACGGAAAGAAATATACAGTAGGTGAACTGGATGAAATTCTTACTTCAAAGCAACTTGAAGAAGGCGTGCTTGTAACGGTTGCACGACACCATACATGTATTAAGCATGGCTATCTTCAAGATATTTGGGATTGTAGATATAAATCAGTAGGAAACTACTATGTGAAAGGATAATACGAAGTGAAGCGATAACACTTAAAACACTAACTTGAAGGAGAAAATAAAATGAATGGATGTGTAACAATATTAACGACAAATAATTGCTATTATTTGTCTGAAACATATAGCTTTGATGAAATCGTCAGTAGAATTAGTACGGCATCACGTTGTATTGACGTTTGGGTAACATTTCTAGACCAAAAAGGAGAGTACATTTGCATACGTTCTTCTAGCGTAGAAGCTATAAAAATGTCGCATGGTAGACCTTTACAAGAATAAGATATTAGCATAAACGAAGAAAGAGAAAGGATGATTAAAATGCTAGACAAAAACATTAGAAACATGTGGGAAGGAACCGCATATAGAGTTGCAAAGGAAACAGGTATTAAAGAATCAACTGCACGTGACTTTTTGAAAGGACGTACAGAATATAAAACTATTTCTGTTGATAACGCTATTAAGCTTGCTAAATCTGTAGGTATGAGTGTTGAAGAATTGTATAGCAAGATTTATGGGAATGACCAATAGGTCATTCTTTTTTTTATAGATGAATTGTCAAATTAAGTGCAACACGATGTATGTGAGTCTGTTTCGTTCATAACTTCATTTGGTGTCTTATAGCCAAGGCACTTTCGTGGCCGATTATTCATCAGTTCAAGATTATGCTTTAGTTCATCTTCATCGACAAGTGACAGGTCCATTCCTTTCGGATAGAATTCTCTTAACAGTCCATTGGTGTTTTCATTTGTTCCTTTTTGCCAGGCACAGTATGGATCGCAGAAGTAGGTACTGCAGTGCAGCGCATTTTCTATATCTTTATAACCGGCGAATTCTTTTCCGCGGTCGAACGTTATCGTCTTGACCATGTCTTCGGGAAAATCTTTTAATGCTTTGATGATAGCTTGGCTGACAATTTCGGCTGTTCTGTTTGGAACCTTTATCGCAATATACATCCTTGATTTTCGCTCTGCCAATGTCACAAAACAGGCTGAAGATTTGCACTTGCGATCAATTTTACCAGATACAACAGTATCACCCTCCCAATGTCCTAATTCTTTTCGTTTATAGACATCTTTGGGGCGTTTTTTGATTGTCCTGCCGCCATCATTGAATTTTCCTCTGGTTTCGGCTGGTCTTGTAAAGTTTCCTTTTCTTCTTAGACGTGCCATTGTGATAGGACCAAGCCTTTTCTGGTGAATCATTCGATAGATCGTTGATGTAGAAGGAACTTTGTGTGCTGTTTTTCTATTTGCGATTTGTTCAGGCGACCAATGATCTTCTATTCTAGATTTCACGTAGGATAGCGTATCCTCACAGGAAATATATTTTCTGCCACAATGATGTTTTCTGTTTTGATATATTTCCTGGGCATTCGAAGGGATATACCGGGAATCTCGTTCATTTGTTTGGTTTCGTTTCAATTCTCTGGAAATCGTACTCGGACTTCTTCCAAGTTGCTTCGCTATTTCACGAATCGATACGTCAGAAGAAGCAAGTAAAGATATGACTGTTCTCTCATTTATGTTAAGATGGTTGTAGTTCATGGGATTCTCCTTGATATATGTTTGTTTTGTCACTCACATTTTATCATTGAACCCATGGACTTTTTTTATTCTTATAGGCTGTTGCACTTATTATGATAATTTATCTTATAAAAAAACAAAATAGGTATTTACATGCGTGACGATGCGTGCTATAATTGTAAATGTAAAAAGGAAATGGCAATAAAAGCCAAAGGAGGAAAATAAAATGTTTACTAAAGAAGAAATTATGTGTTTAGAGTTTGTTAATAAATGGAAATGTGGCGATTCCATTTCTGACGAAGATGTAGATACTGTCGCTTATGCAGATTTAAGCGGATTGGTACAACCATTTGTTGAATTAATTACTACATCGTTTTTCGAGTTCATGGAGCAATATGGGGAACAATGGGATGATTGCAACGAAGACTATCCAAACAATACTTTCCACGAAGGATATGAACTTGGCGGACAGATATACATCGCTTGGTATACTGGCGATGCGGGACGTTACTGGAACGAAGACGACAGATACACAATCTGTAGACCGTGGTAGAAAAATAGCAGTGCATGATTAGGAAACTAATTGTGCATTTTTTTATGTACATATAAGATACAAAAAAAGCCGTTTTGGCGAACGGCTTAAAAGGTTAACTTTTTTTAGAATGGAGGGCATACTAAATGCAAAATTTTAAAATTAATTTATGTGGTTAACCTATGAATATTATATCATTAAAAATTTGATAATCAAATATATTTAAAAAATTTGCTTTACCTTGAATGTTTTAAAAAAAATAAAAATAATTGTTGACAGAAAAGAAACCATGGTTATAATAATAATTGTAAGATGTATCAATCAAAGACATCAAGAAAGGAGAGTTAAAAATGAAAGGCATTGATTATTCATGGTGTGAAAAAATCACAAATAATGTTCTCAATTTAGAGAAAAGAGAAATTGAAGAACAACTTGAATATGTGTCTAATTTTGAAATGTTCAAGATGATTTGTGGAAGCACATTAGCAGGATTAATACTATTTATAGCTATTTGGATGATTGAAACATTATAAGAAAGAGAGGAAAATAAAATGTTAGAAAGACCTATTGACCCACCTACAGATGATGAATATTATAACGCTATGGAAAAGGAAGCAGAGGTTAGAGCAATTGTTTACAGATTTGTTTCTGATGACCCAGAAGATGATACAACAGTATCTGAATATCGAGTAGGAAATTTTGAAACAAAAGAAGGATTTGAAGATGAGGATTGGAACTCACTTAGAGAAGACGAAAAATTATCTGTATTAGGATATTCAAAAGAGGAACAAGCAGAAAATGATTATGTAATTGAGGTTGATTACATATGCTAGACCTTTATAAAAGTGAATCATTCAGAACGGTTGAATATAAAGACCATTCTGAATGGTTGTTAGGAAGAAAAGAAACAATAGGTGGTTCTGATTCTTCGTGCATGGTAAATGCCAATCCATGGAAAACGTTAAAAGAATTGTGGTATGAAAAGCAACCGCAATTCGAACCAAAAGAAGAAATGAACGAAGCCATGAAATATGGAACAGACGCAGAAAGCCACATAAGAGCTTTGTTCCAATTAAAGCACCCAGAGCTTAATGTTCAATATAAGCCAGATACAACGCTTATATCGAACAAATATGACTTCATGAGTTATTCACCAGATGGATTGATTATTGACGGTGATAAAAAAGGAATCTTAGAAATTAAGACTTCTAAGATAATGAATCATGCAATGATGTCGAAATGGGGAAACAAAGATGACCCTAAAGTACCAGAAAACTATTACATTCAGACACTTCATGGGTTGATAGTTACTGGTTATGACTTCGTTATATTTTGTGCAGAACTAAGGTTTCTTGATAATGAAGCAAGAATAATCGAACGTTCTTTTGAAAGAGAAGATGTTGAAAATGATATTCAATATCTTCTATATAATGAAAAAAAGAACTGGAACAAGTATTTTGCAACACACAAAAAGCCAAACTTTGAATTTGAATTGTAAAAGGAGAAAATCATGAAATTTGAAATTAAAGCAAACGTTGAGAATGGAATCTTGAAAACGAACGCAGAGGAATTGAAAAATGCGGTGATTCCAGAATTGAAAAAGTATGAGTATGTAGTAGATGAAACAACATATGATACTGCAAAAAAAGACAGAGCGTCATTGAACAAACTTACAAAGCAGGTATCGGAAGAAAGAAAACGAATTGAAGAAGATGTATTTGCTCAATGGAAGACTGATAAGAAAACACTTATGGAGATTGAAAAAGCTATCAAGTCAAGAGCAGATGAATTAGGAAGCGGAATCAAAGAAATTGAGGATGCAGAAAAAGAGAAAAAATACGAAGCGTTAAAAAAGTGGTGGGACGAACATAAAAATTACGAAGTTGAATATCACCTTGTTCATGAAGATGGATATCTAAACAAAAAAGCAACAGGAAAAAAAGTACAAGAGTCATTGATTGAAAAACTTGAAAAAATCAATCGAGATATGAACGTAATGAAAACGTTCTTGCCAAACGATGAATTTGAAGCAGAACAAATCATTAATGTTTATTTAAATACTCTTGATATGTCAAAAGCAAAAGACAAATCAAACGAGTTAAAAGAGTTACATAAAAAAGTAGACCAAATGGTAAATAAGCCAAAACAGGGACAGATTAATTTTCATAACAAAGATGTTGAATATGGAAACGAAAATGTTCAAGTTGAAGATGCTAAATCTGGAGATGTATATTGGGCAAAATTTGAAATCAAAGGTAGTAAAGAAGCATTCTTGAAACTACCAAGCGTATTAAAAGAATTAGGAATCTCATACAAAGTGCTAGAGAAAGGAAGAAAATAACATGGCAGTAAATAACACATTGCAAAGAAACAACAAATTTGATATGGCGGAAACAAAATTTGATGTTAATGGAGTAGAAGTAAAACTATCTCCAAATACAGTAAGACAATATCTGGTTAGCGGTAATGGAAACATTACAGACCAAGAAGCGTTGTTCTTTATTAAATTGTGCCAATCTCAAAAATTGAATCCATTTATCAAAGACGCTTACTGTATCAAGTTTGGTAATTCGCCTGCACAAGTGGTTGTATCTAAAGACGTTTTCTTGAAACGTGCGGAAGCAAATGAAGATTTTGATGGATTAAAAGCGGGAGTTATTGTTATGAACCGTGAAACAGGTGAAATTGTATATAGAAATGGTGCATTTTCTGTAAAATCAAAAGAAGAAACTGTTGGCGGTTGGGCAGAAGTCCATCGAAAAAGCAAATCAACGCCAATTAGGTCTGAAGTTACGGTAGATGAATATGCGGGAAGAAAAAGCAATGGTGAAATGAATGCTATGTGGGCTTCAAAAACAAACACAATGATTCGGAAGGTTGCTCTTTGTCAAGCATTGAGAGAAGCATTTCCTAACAGTTTTCAAGGAATGTACGGAGCAGAAGAATTAAATGTTGATGAAGAAAAAATTGATAACAATTTACCAAAAGAAGAATCAGAAATTCTTGATGCTTTAGAAAGCAACAATATCATCTCAAACGAAACTTATAACGAATTAAAAGAATTACACAAAGATGGAAGAATGACAAAAGACGAACTTAGTGCAATTTTAAAACTGTATGTGCACAAAAATAATGAAAGTAAAAAAAATCTTAATCAAGAGCCTATTGAAGCGGAAGTCGTTGAAAGTGACGACCAAAGTTTCATCTAATGGCATACAAAACAAAGCGAGCTAGGGCTACAGATATTAGCCCTAGTGTACGCAAGATAGTACACGAAAGAGATAGATACAGATGTATATTTTGCGGTAGTACATATCATATCGAATTAGCACATATCATATCTAGGAGCAAAGGCGGATTAGGAGTTGAACAAAATTTAGTTTGTGCTTGTCAAAGGTGTCATAGAAACATGGATTCTGAATCAGAGTTTGGCAAAGAATTAAGAAAGCGTGCAAAACACTATTTAGAATTTATTTACGGTGAAATAGATGAAAGTGAGATGAAATATAAGCATGATTAAAAACGGGCATGAGGTGTACCTATTTAATCCATACAGAATGAGTGAATGGACAAACGAAGATATCAAGAATCAGTTTGATATGTTGATTTATTCATACGATTCTGAAGCAGGAACGATGGGTGGATATGCAAATAACATTGAGAATTTGGCTAATCAGTTATATCTAATATCAGAGACAATAGCTAGAATTTCTAAAGACGTAACGTTACTAAAAAGTGAAATTGAAACAGAGTACAACAAACAGGTTTATATAGAACGTTCGAGTTGGGAATCAAAGCATAAAGGAAAAGCACCTGCAATGACTTATTTTCAAGCACTTGCAAATTCTGATAAATCAATCATGTCAATGAGACAAAAATTAGCAGAATATGATTCAAGATTAAAAAGGTTCAAAGGTGCTTATGATTCTTTGGAAGAAAAATTAAATGCTCAAAAGAAACAGATGGAAGCACTGAAATACGAGCTTTCTGCAAGGGATTTGTGATAACAGGTATGATTGGTTATCCACAACGTACAAAGCCCGTTAAACGAACGAAAAACGGCAAAATACAACGTTCTAGCAAATATAAGAATAAAAAGACTGAGATATTCGGTATTAAATTCGATTCAAAGAAAGAAGCAGAAAGATATATACATCTGAAAGCAAAAGAAAAAAACGGTGAAATAACAGGATTAAAAAGACAAGTAAGATACGAGCTAATACCTAGTCAAAGAATCAATGGAAAAGTAGTAGAAAGAAAATGTGATTATGTAGCAGACTTTGTATATTTTGACGAATTAAAAAAAGAAACAGTTGTTGAAGATGTGAAGTCAAAAGTAACAAGAACAAGCACATATATAATCAAAAGGAAACTTATGCTACAAAGGTATGGAATTAGAATCAAAGAAGTTTAAATTCTATAGATAGGAGAAAAAAATGCTATATAAAAATTTTCAATTACACCAATTTGGTGTTTATTGGGTAAGATTAAAGGACGATTACTCAAACAATGTATTAAACAAAAACAGACCTTGCGTATTGTTAAGCAATGATATCAACAATAACAACGGTAGCAAGACAGTACAAATAGCACCAATCACTAGCAACATGAAACGATTGGATATTCCTTGCCACGTGAAAATAAACAATGGAGTAGTCCATATAGAAAACATCATGACTGTAGACAAAGACAGTATAATTGACGAAGCAAATATCACATTGACGTGGAGAGACGTATCAAATATCAAAAAATCTATCCTTACTCAGTTTGGATTCATCTAGAATGTGTTTATTAGCTCGATACGAAGCCATACACTAGAAAGAATGATGAACATGAGTATTTAGTAGCGAAAATCAAAATTGCTCTTAAAACGCATTTATGGAGGTATTACAGATTGAATAAAAAGAATTACGAACTTGAAGATTTAGTATCTGGTGGAGATGAAATCTACAAAAGCATGAACGAAAAGCAAAGAGAAGTAGTGGACGCATTAATCAATAAAATCAATCGTCAACATCATGAACTGTACGGATTGAGAAATACTAAGAACAAATACGGAGAAAAGATTAGAAAAATTTCGGGGTACACATATTAGATGAAAGAAATCGAAGATGGAAGTTACATGGAAGCGTATAAGATGATTGAAACGCTCATAAAAGCACGTTGCGGAGATTGTTTCGCATTTGGTAGCGGAGTGTATTGGTCATTGGAAAAGTTGCGAGAAAGTGCTTTAAAACTTGATTCTGAAGAAAAGGAAGAGAAAAAATGAAATTAGAATATATGGAAAAAAGAGAAAAAAGTGCAGTAGATTCTAAAAACAGGATAAAAAAACTTGGAGTATATTGTATTCAAAATGATATTTCTGAAAAAGAAATTGAAAGAGAAACAAGAATCAAAAGATTCGGTAAAGAAGAAATCATTGACTATGTTCTTGACCACGCAATGAATTTAAAACAATGCGAGGAAGTATATAAGAAACACAAAATATTTTAGAAAGAGGTAAAAAAATGTCAAGATTAACAAAAAAAGATGTAGTAACGATTGTAAGAGAGAAAACTGGATTCAAAAGAAAAGAAGTAAGTGAAATCATTGATGAGACATTAAATTCCATTGTAGAAAATGCAAAAATGTATGACGAAGTAAATTTACCGCCTTTAGGAAAATTCATGGTAAAGAAAACGAAAGACAGAAATGGAATCAATCCAAACACCAAAGAGCCAGTAGTAATCAAAGGAAGAAATGTTGTCAAATTTAAGCCGACAACTACATTTAAAGAAGAAGTGAAAGAATAGTAGAGGTGAAAAAAATGCAAATTCGAGAACCAAAATTCAAGTTTGGAGATAAGGTATATTGCAAACAGTATAAAAGTAGTGCAATTATCACTGGTGTATCTGATTATAGTTTTAATACAGACAAGTATTTTTACAACGTAGAATGGGAACATGATGATTATTTGGACGAAATTCATGAGGACTTATTGGAACCATACATTGAAAAGCCAAAGAGCGTATGGGATTTGAAAGAAGGAGATACCTATTATTCAATTTATGGCAATGGAAATGTATCATCAGAAAAAAAATGGTTTGACGATGAATATGAAAACAATTACAGAGAAATCGGAAATGTTTTCCTTACTAGAGAAGAAGCCGAGTTTGAAGTTGAAAGACGTAAGATTGAAACGGAAATGATTAAGCTAGGCGGTAGAAGAAAATTCGAGCTAGGAAAAGCTAATTGGTATTTAGAATACAGACCAATGTCAGAAGGAATAGAAGCGATGTGGACAACGTATGAGATGAGACAAGGAACTATCTACTATGACTCAGAAGAAAAAGCAAAAAAAGTAGTAGAAATTATCGGAAAAGGTATAATCAAAAAATATTTATTTGGAGTGGAAGAATGATAATCAAGCTTGAACAATGAGGAGAATAAAAATGATTGAAATAAGAGAACCAAAATTCAAACCTGGCGACAAAGTATTAGTCGATACAATTAAAGGAAAAATAGTATATGAGGTATTAAAAGCAGAAAGTTATGACTTTACTTATGATGAATATTGTTATGAATTAAAAAATTATGATGGAGAATATACAGGTGAAGATGAATCCGACTTAGAGTTATACGTTAAAAAGGAGGACTTATTGGAACCATACATTGAAAAGCCTAAAACCGTATGGGATTTGGAAGAAAGAGAGGAGTGTTATTCACTAACTATTTGTGGAAATGTTCATCATGGATTCTGGGACGGCAGTTCTTCTTCTATAGAAATTAGAGATACAGGCGGTATTTTCTTGACAAAAGAAGAAGCACAAGACGAAATCGAACGAAGAAAAGTAGAGACTGAGTTGTTACGTCTTGGCGGAAGAAGAAATATTAAGCTTGATATTTGTGATGACAATTATTACATTATGTATGACCATAAAACAAAAAATTTGGCTTATTTTAATCGTAATTGGACGCATAGCCAAGGAAGTATCTTTTTTGACACTTATGTTGATGTAGACAAAGCAGTTAAAGCTATCGGCGAAGATAGAATCAAAAAATATTTATTTGGAGTGGAAGAATGATAATCAAGCTTGAACAATGAGGAGAATAGAAATGGAAATCAGAAAACCAAAGTTTAATGTTGGCGATAAAGTAATAGATAACAATGACGACATCTATACTGTAGCAAAGATTAATGGTTATAGCTTTTTAGGAAATGAATACTTTTATAATCTTAAAAATAGCGAAAAAACAGGTGTAAAAGAAGAATCAGATTTAGAACCATACGTAGAAAATAAAAAAAGTGTGTGGAGCTTGCAAGATGGAGATACTTATTATGCAATTAATACGTTTAATGGAAAGATATATAAGGATACTTTCTGTGATAACGGATATTATTTAGGAAAAAAAAGAGAATTAGGAGACTTGTTTTTGACCAAAGAAGAAGCGGAAAGCGAAGCGGAAAGGCGTAAAATCGAAGCCAAAATGATTAGTCTAGGTGGAACAAGAAAAATCAACGAGTTAAATAGTAACGTTGTATACACTATTCAAATGCACTTTGGATTGAAATACGTCTATGTTCGTTCTTTTGACATTAAGCAAGCACCAATTGGAGTAATATTCTTCAACTACCGCAAACAGGCGATAAAAGCATTAGAAACAATAGGAGAAAGCAAAGTGAAGAAATACATCTTCGGAGTTGACGAATGATTCTAGACAGATGTAAGAATTGCAAGCATTACAAGCCCGATGAAAGAAAGGTTAAAGCGTTTTTATCAAAGAAAACAAAAACAAAGTATCTTGACAAAGGATATTGTTTATATTTTTACAAAACAGTAAAAAGCGATGCTTGGTGGACAATTAATCTATATCGCAAAGAAACAAAAAGCAACGGTTGGTGTGAAAAGTACGAAAGGAAAAACGGAAACAAAGGAGAATAGAAATGGAAATCAGAGAACCAGAATTTAAGCGTGGTGACAAAGTAAGAAATTTAGAAGATGGTCATGTATATACCGTTGAAAGCGTAAATGATTATAAATTTATGCAAGATGAATATTGGTACAACATTTCAGACCATTTATGTGTAACACCAGAATCTGCTTTAGAATTATACATTGATAATCATAAAACTGTATGGGATTTAAAAAGCGGTGATAAATGTTATTTTGTTACTGTTGTTGGACACATTTTTCCTGGAACGTGGAATAACTGGAACACACAAATAGAAAACAGAAAATTAGGTAATGTTTTCTTAACAAAGCAAGATGCAGAATACGATTTAGAGCGTAGGAAAATTGAAAACGAAATGTTGCGTTTAGGAGGACGAAGAAACTTCAAAAATGGAGAATGTAATTGGTATATCTATAGTTTCTGTGACTTTGGCAACAAACATTCTATTGGATACAATTATGATATGGATAGCAACGATGGAAGATTGAGAATATACTTCGATTCTATCAAAGATTGTAGTAATGCCGTGAACCTTATTGGAGAAGAAAAACTAAATAAATACTTGTTTGGGGTGGAAGAATGATTTTCGATAAGTGCGGAAACTGTAAGTATTACCATCCATTGGTAACAAAGTCTAAATCTATTTTCTCAAAAAAGCCAAAACTGAAGAAATCGTATATAGGAATATGTAAATTGTTGCGTGATGAACACCGTGTTCAAGATACAACAACAAAATTAGATTGGTGTGAAAAATACGAGAGGAAAGAAGAACGGAGGACGAAAAATGAATTTACTGATTGATTTTGTGGTATTTGGATTATACCTTTTGTTGGTTTATATCATTGGAGACAAAAGAGCAAAAGAATTAAAAGAGCAAAACGAAAGATTGTGGAGTATGTTAGAGAATTTGAGCGGAGTGAATAAACAAGTTTTACAAAAGTATACTGTAAAGCTAGTTGAAATCATGAACGAAAATGAAAGAGGCTAAAAATTTGTGGAACGAAATTAGATTGGAGCAAGAATGAATGAGGAGAATGACAATGAAGATTAAATTAGATGAAGGAGCATATGTGCCAGTAAGAGGATATGACGCAGACGCAGGACTTGACATGCGTACACCAAAACGTGTTGTAATCTATCCAAATGATAGCGTAACAATCAACACTGGTGTTCATGTAGAAATTCCTTTTGGATATTTTGGAAAATTAGAAAGCAAATCGGGATTAAATGTCAATCATGGCATTGTATCTCACGGAGGAGTCATTGACAGTGGATACACTGGAGCAATCGTTGTTAAGCTATATAATCATGGCAAGCAAAAATATGTGTTTGAAGAAGGCGATAAGATTGTGCAGTTGATAGTACAACCATGCTTGTTACCAATGCTTGAATTAGTAGATGATTTGGAAGATACATACCGTGGAGATAATGGATTTGGAAGCACGGGAAAATAAAAGTATGAAATATACGAACATTGATGAAGTTACTGAAAAAGTCAACCATCCAAAGCATTACGTTGGAAAATTCGAGTGCATAGAAGTAATGGAAGATATTTACGGTAAAAAGTCTGTAATTGAATTTTGCCGTTGCAATGCCTTCAAGTATTTGTGGAGAGCAGGAAAGAAAAACAATGAGTTGGAAGACTTGAAAAAAGCCAGATGGTATATAGACAGGATGATAAAGGAGATTGAGAATGAATGAATATTTATTGATTATTATTGGATTTGTTTTGATTGTTATTGATAGCTTGGTCATGAAAGCCAAAATCAAGTCATTGAATGATAAAAGTGCATTATGTATGGGTATTGTTTGTCTTTCAGTACTTGAGCAAAATGATGATGGAAAAGAGCTTTTAAAGAAGTTTGGAATTAGCATTGAAGGAGCGAATGAAGAAAATGATTAGATTTGAAATAGTACCTTTTAAAGAATTTGAAAAAAGTGCTAAAAAATGTGGATTCACTAAAGATGAAATTCTGGAAGCGTACAGTAATATCAAGATTCCTACACGTTCTACAAAAGGAAGTGCAGGATATGACTTCTATATGCCGTTTGAGATTGAATTAGAATACTTTGAGGACAAAAATATCCCCACTGGAATACGATGCCATATGGATGATGATGTATGCCTTCTACTGGTTCCAAAAAGCGGTCTAGGATGTAAATACGGAATGGGCATGGAGAATACGATTGGAGTCATTGATAGTGATTATTACCATGCAGACAATTATGGTCAAATTCATGCAATGATGAAATCGAAATATCCACTTACAATTAAACAAGGACAGAAATTTATGCAAGGAATTTTCATTAACTATCTGAAGACAGATAATGATAGTGCAGATGGAAAAAGAACGGGTGGATTTGGAAGTACAGGTGACTTTGAAAATCTATGATTGTTACTTTTACGAAGATACTAGACCGATACGAGGAAGATATAGAATCGAAAACAGGAATTCCAAAAAGCAGATATGTAGGTAAAAAAGGTAAAGTTGTTCATGTATGCAAGATGGATGGAAAGAAAGATAGAGAATTGTATGATGTGATGTTTAAAGATGGTACAATATGGTCGCTTGAACCAGAACAAATTAAAAAGGAGAATGGATAATGAGGTTGGTTGCAATTGAAGACGAGAAATCCTTAAAGAAAATGGGACTAAAAAAACCAATATTGGTTGTCATAAAAGGGAATGAATTTATCAAGGTGGCTAGTTTCAATAATGTTGAAATGTTAAATTTGTTTATTGAAGCGATAAAAGATTACGGAATAATAGTTGGTGAAGCAGTAGAAGACGAAGTTGAAGTTGATGAAAAAAGTTTTTTTGAATAGGAGATTAGTATGATTAATAGAGTATGTTTAACAGGTAGATTAACCAAAGATGTAGAAGCAATGACGACACAATCTGGAAATGTTATTTCACACATTACATTGGCGGTAGATAGAAACTTTAAGAAGGATGGACAACAAAATACAGATTTTATCAATTGTGTGGCTTTTGGAAAACAAGCGGAAGCAATGAGTAATTATCTAAGCAAAGGTTCTTTGATTGGTGTTGAAGGTAGAATCCAGACACGAAACTACAAGAACAAGCAAGGACAAACAGTATATGTAACCGAGGTCATTGTCGATAACTTCTCATTCTTAGAATCGAAAAAGAAAGAAACGTATAGTCCTACAGGTGTAAAGCCAGACCCACAAGCATATGTACAAACTGATGATGATTTTGTAGGTCTTGATATCCAGAACGAGGATTTGCCATTCTGATGGGAGATTGGACTAAGATTAGCACTACATATACCCCCGTAAGAGGAGATATATTAAAGTCAAGGCTATTCTATGATGATGAGATATACATTGTAGAATTGATTAAACCATGCAATGGAAAAGAATGGTACGTTAGAGAAGACAAGTCATTCCATAGGGACTTCAAGGTAGACAGAAAGATTATTGATGAAGTCCTGGTGGATAAGTCATATTATGATAGAAGGATAAGTCTTCTACAGAACAATCTTGATGAGTGCATGAATATGATAATTAGATTAAGAGCGGAAAGGATGAAACGATTTGGACGATAGAGAAAAGGAGCTTGTAAAAAAAGTTTTTCCAAAAGATTTAGTAGAAATGATTTTCAAAGAGGAAGAAGAAGATGAGAAACAAAACGTCAAACGCAATGTTAAGAGCAAACCACAAGTGCAGAACGAATAGTAAAGTAGTAAAGACGTTAGACTTCCATAAGAAAAAGGACAAAGATATCCTGGATAGACTGGAAGAAGCGAAAGAAGAAGAAGGTATCATGAACTACATCAGACGTGTAATTCGTGACGAAATTAAAGAAAAAAACAGTTAAAATATTATCCCAGATATGGTATAATATAAGAGTAGAAAACGGACATCCTAAACGCCTCTGGTTGCCGTTATTCTACTCGCTCTGCTCATGCCCGCTTTTGGCGGGCATAGAATAAAAGACGTGTGTATGATTTGCGAATAGTGCCATGACCACTATGTACATACGTTTATGAGTGGCAAAAAATTTTTGTTCATTTTCACTTTCCTTTGCATAATGCCACTCTATTTAAAAAGGGAAATCGAATACTCAAAAAAAGCTCTAAAGGTTGACTACATTAAAAAATTCGGTTTCTCTTTTTATTTAGTAATGAACGGGGCTCGGGGAAATAAAAGAAAATGAAAGATACCCCCTATATGAGCAATAATACAAATGTAATAGAGAGTATATACCCCCTACAAATGCAATAGCGGATATACCCCCTATAATCGCAGTATACCCCCTACAAACGCAATGGAAAAAAATACCCCCTATAATCGCAGTAGAAATTAACGTGGTCATATCAACGTAGCCTATAGCTTTTCCTGCATGTATTTTTCTCCTAATCAATATAATGGTATGACCACTTAGCTATTGGCTTGATATTATAAAGGTCGGGGAAAAAAAGAAGTTTAAGAAAAGCATGCTTACAACCGTTCGGGGAAAATAAAAGAAAACAAACAAAAAGCCACCAACATCCAATACTCTAGAGCGTAAACACACTATATAAAGGATACGCTCTTTTTATTATACCTAGTTGTTAAAAAGTTATAGCACTCTTCTATGTAGACTGCTAATGTACATTTTCTTAACAAGATGTAGATTTTAGCCTGTTTTCTCCAGTTTATCGGAGTTTATCGCTTTATGGGATTGATTTGAGAAGAACGATGAAGTGCAATGGTTATCGGTTTCGTTGGAAAAACAACGCATGATGGCGTGGAATTGGTATATAGATTTTCTTCTATATGTTCATGAATCGTGAACAAAAGTATCATTTTCCTATAGGACGGAGACAAAAAAATAACCATTGTTGTTCATGAATCGTGAACAAAACATAAAATAGTGCTAAAAGTGCATGAAAAGTGTGCATAAACTGTAGAAATGTTAATGAATCTAATACAATTCAAGTTATTTCGTCTGACTTGTGTTCACTGATTAGATACAAGAAATGTGGATTGTATTTTGTCTGGTGTGCAAAAATCCATTTTGTTTCGTGGAAAAGTTTTAGTAGTGTGGAAAAGCATTTTGTTTCGCAAAAAAAATTTTTCGGAGCTCTAGTAGTAAAAAGTATTTTGTCTCACAAGCAAAAAAATATATGGTACTGGTGTAGTGGACAGAAAAAAAAGCACCGTGGAAAAAATTGATAGTTAACCTGTTCTTAATGTTTAACTGTAGCTTAATATTTAGGAATGCTTAAATATTAAGTTAACTTAAATGTTTAAAAATAAACAATATGCTAGTCCTGGAGCTATATATATAGGTACATATGAGTTAGTCATGACTTACCAAAAAAGTTGCAATTCATGAAAAACCGCGTATAATAAGAATTGTAAAAGGAAAGGCAAAAAGCCAAGGAGGAAATAAACATGAAACTCATAGAAAAGCATACACGGCTTGTAATAGCCGTACTTGTACTAATCATTGCGATGTTATCGTTAGCGCTGTGGAGTAGTACATACATCAACAAAGTTGATGACTACTACTTTAAGGAATACTTAAATGAGGCGGACAGTTTGGAGCATTGACAAGTTAGTCAATGATAACCAAAAAAATTTGCATAGCATGAGCAACCGTGCTATAATATAGACGTACAAAGGAAAGGCGGTACATTTGCTAATTGGTGAAGATGATTAGAAAAGGGGGCGACTAAAATGTTTAAACTATGGATTGGTAACCGATACTATACAAGGGGGCACCTTGTGAGAGAGGTAAAAGAGCTACTATATAATGAGGGCTTAAATTACAACGATGTGGAACTAATCAACTTCTATGGGCTACCTTGTGAGACTTTAAAAGAGTTGCCCAGCAACTATGAAATTGTGGACTTTTCAAGCCGTGAAACGATTCTAATATGCTTGGATAACTCAATAAATTCAGAT